CCAACACTACTCCTTCAATCTGAAATGCCTTTTATCTGGCCACTTCAGATTTCCCTTCTCAAAAGAGGAGAAGACTCTCCAATGCTTTGGGGATTCGAAACCATCCTTGGCGGCTGGCACCGGCTCTACAACTGGTTCTCAACCAACCACCCTCGACTTTCAACCTTCTTCACTTTCGACTGGAGTAAATTTGATAAGTATGCTAGACATACTATCATCCGCGATATCCATACTGGAATGCGCACGTACTACGACTTCACCAAATACTGGCCTCGACACACACCCGAGCTAGACGAAGATCTGTATACCAACACGTCAACTGACGAACAACGCATCACCAATCTCTGGAACTGGATGACTGACGCTATACTCTCGACCCCTCTTTGGGCTCCCGACGGTGGCATCTATCAATTCACTCATTCCGGCATCTTCTCCGGCTACCTCCAAACTCAGATTCTCGACTCTATGTACAACATGGTCATGATTTTGACGATCCTATCCAAAATGGGCTTCGACATTTCAAAGACTGTTATCAAAGTACAAGGCGACGACTCAATCGGCGGCATCCTGGAAATTATTCCTGAATTTGCATTCCCCACGTTCATTACAAAGTTCAAATTCCTCGCACAACACTATTTCGGTGCGCACCTCAACGACAAAAAGAGCGAACTCTCTCGCTTTCTCGACCGTCTAGAGTGCCTCAAATACCGAAACATTGGCGGCATGCCAATCCGCGACGAAAACGAACTCCTGGCTATGCTCCTCTTCCCTGAGCGTTCCCAAAAACTCGAAGCTTTAATGTCTCGAGCAATTGGAATTGCTTATGCGAATTGCGGCAACTCGCCAAAAGTTTACAGCATCTGCGAAGACATCTACAACCATCTGAAACATGATATCGGTGTAGAACCCTCAGATACCTACGTCCTCGACTCACACAAGAACATCTTGCGCGGCGTTGAAGCTAGACAACTGTATCCACTCGACCGCTTCCCTACGTGGTTCGATACAATCAAACATCTGATCGATCTCCCCCGTGAGCTAGTTACTAACCAACACTGGCCACTTCATGATCCAGAAGGCAACCCTCTCTTAGATGGCACGCCCTGCTGAATCCGAATTCGATTATTTTCTCTGCAATTGATTTGCATTTCTTATAAAAGATAAAAAAAAAATCAAAACCAA